TACGACGGTAATCAACCAAGTTTACGGGTTCAAGATAATCATCAACACCGATAAGGTGCAGTTCTGGATCAATAACGTCCTGTACGGCACGCTTACCACGCAAGTAGCCAACGGCGCTCCGTTTGCGTCACAGGCTCTGCCGCTACAGATTCGCCATGCAATCGGCGGTACGGCAGCGGCTGCTGCGTTGTCCCTGCGGGTGTTTACTTACAGCATCCAAACCAACGACCAGACTAACCTGCCGCACCAGCACATCGCCTCGATGCGCGGCGGCTCGCCGCAGGTTCAGCAGGGCGCGACGACCGGCGGCCAGTTGACTACCTATGCGCTGGGCACTGAACCCGCTGCGGTTACGCTCACAGCATCCACTGCGCCCGCCACTAACACGCTGGGCGGTCTGTTTGTCTTGCCGGGAACCATCACCCCTGCGGGGTCCGACTATCCGCTGTTTGCATGGCAGAACCCGGCGGGAACTGCTGCAATCCCTGGCAAGGTGTTTGTCTGCACGGGCGTGATCATTGGCGAGTTGTCGGTTACCACGGCTCTGACGGGTGGACCGCTGCTGTTCCAGTGGGCGATTGGATATGGCTCTACCGCGTCTACTCTGGCGACCACTGAGTCCACCACGTTCACGGCAGGCGGCACGACAAAAATTGCTCGCAAGATCCCGCTAGGCGCTCAAAGCTTGGCGGCTGCATCCGCTGTTGGCGTGATCTCGCCGGGTTTCCAGAGGAACTTCGATTCGGCCCCACTGCCGATCAACCCTGGCGAGTTCCTGCACATCATCCTGCGTATCCCCACGGGCGGCACGGCAACATCCGCTGGCGCTCCGCGTGGATCGGTGGCGGTACTCGGTTACTTCCGGTAAGTAAGCCGCCATGTCACTGCTGCTTGCCGCAGGCAGCGGGCTACCTGGCAATTTCTTCGGCGGTCAGTTCTTTGGCGGTCAGTTCTTCGGCGATATCCCGCCGCCCACTCCGCCTGCTGTCGGTGGCGGCGCATCGGCCGGGCGCCGAGGCCGTCTGCGCGGAGAAGGCTGGGCGCGCGAGCGGGAACTGCTCGAACGCAGCCTGCAGCAGATTCAGGAGCAGGGCCTGCGGCAGATCGCCCGCACGCTGGCCGACTCCGACCGTCCGCAGGCGCGGCGCATTGCCAGGAAGCTCGTCGACTACAACGGCGAACTCGAGCAGATCCAGAGCCTGCGCCGCGAGCTGGCGAAGCTCGAGGTGGCGCAGCAGGAGCGCACTGCGGCCAATCTGGCCCGGCAGCAGTACGACGCAGACATGCAGGCAGCGGCGGCCGAGCTGCGCGCAGTCCTGCGAGACGATGACGATGCGATTGCGGTTATTAACGCTGCAGAGGTTATGGACATCCAGCATGTTATGGCCATCCTCGGCATGACGATCCAATAGCCACCCGGCTACGGCAACCGCGCGGCCGGATACGCGCGAGACAGGAGGCAGCATGAGCGAAGCAGAGAAGCCGACCGACGACCTGGTCGAGGAAGCAGAAGAGCAGATCGAAGAGACGCCGGAGGAGCCAGCGGCTGAGTCGGAGCAGGACGATCCGGAGGCGACTGCGGAGCCGGAGAGCGAGCCGGACGAGGTGCAGGTACTGATCGGCGACGAACAAGCCTCAGAAGCCGACCAGGAAGCCGAGCGGGCACCGCAGTGGGTGCGCGAGCTGCGCAAGTCGCACCGCGAGCTGCAGCGCAAAGTGCGCGAGTACGAGCAGCAGCAGGCGGCAACACCTGCCGCTGCGGTTGTGCAGACTTTGCCGCCCAAGCCGAAGCTCGAAGATCACGACTACGATACCGACAACTACGAGCGTGCGCTGGAGTCCTGGTATCGGCAGCGCGACGATGTCGAGCGGTCGAAGCGGGATGCCGAGCGCAGGGCAGAGGAAGAGCGCACCGCGTGGCAGGCCAAGCTCGACGCCTACGGCAAGGCCAAATCCGAGCTGAAGGTGCGCGACTACGACGACGCCGAGCATCAGGTCATGGAAGCGTTGAGCCAGACGCAGCAGGCGGTCGTACTGCAAGGCAGCGACAATCCGGCGCTGGTCGTCTACGCGCTAGGCAAGAACCCGAAGCGGGCGAAGGAGCTGGCGGCGGTGACCGATCCGGTCAAGTTCGCCTTTGCGGTCGCAAAACTGGAGGCACAATTGAAAGTTCAGCCACGATCCAAGCCACCCGCGCCAGAGCGCGGCGTCCCGTCCGGCACCGCACCCGTTAGTGGGGCATCCGATGCGACACTGGAGCGCCTGCGGGCCGAGGCCGAGCGCACGGGCGACTACACGAAAGTCGTCCGGTTCCGGCAGCAGCTCAAGGCGAAGCAGCGGGCTTAAGTGCCGGGGGTTGCGCGAGACCCGCGTGCGGTGTATTCTGCTCCGCAAGTGGGTTTCGCCAGCCCTGAAATGGCAGAGAACGCAGCGACCGCCCGGCTCTACAGGGTGAGTGTGAAGTCAACGCGGCATGGTGCCGCTCAACCACTCATTTTCTAGGGGATCATTGTGGCCAACTCGTTCTCGAAAGAAGAGCGCGTCGCCTTCGAAAGCCTGCTTGAGGGCTTCCAGGACGCGCTGGTACTGTCTCGCAACGTCGCGGTGTTCAACACCGACCAGACGATGATGGAGCGCACGAACAACATCCTGTGGCGCCCGCAGCCCTACATCTCGGTTTCCTACGCCGGAACCGACATGAGCGCCAACTTCGACGACTACAGCCAGTTGACCGTTCCGGCCACCATCGGCTTCGGTCGTTCGGTGCCGTGGGTCATGACCGCGACCGAAATGCGCGACAGCCTGCAAGAAGGCCGTCTGGGCGATGCCGCCAAGCAGAAGCTGGCATCGGACATCAACGTCGCGATCATGAACGTCGCAGCCTTTCAGGGCACGATCTTTGTCAAGCGCACCGCAGCCGCTTCCGGCTTCGATGACGTGGCCGAGATCGAGGCACGCATGAACGAGAAGGGCGTCATGGACAATGACCGCTATCTCGCGCTGTCGACCCGCGACTACAACGGCATGGCGAGCGACCTGGCGAAGAACACCCGCTCGTTCGGCAACGACATCAGCGATAGCGCCCTGCGCCGCGCCTACGTCGGCCGTCTGGCCTCGTTCGAGACCTACAAGCTCGATTACGCGGTGCGCAAGGCTGCTCAGGCTGGCGGCGGAAGCCTGACGATCTCGACCCTCGTGGCAGGCAACAACTACTACGTTCCGAAGGCGACTTCGGTGTCGGCCACCGGCGAGACGAGCAACGTCGACAACCGGTACCAGACCGTTACGATCTCGTCGACGACCAGCGTTGCGGCCGGTGATGCGTTCACCATCGCGAACGTGTTCGAAGTGCACGCCATCACCAAGCAGTCGACCGGCGTGCTTAAGACCTTCCGCGTCATCTCTGTGCCGACGTCGACCACGCTCGTGATCAGCCCGCCGATCATCAGCAACCAGGGCGGCTCGGATGCCGAGGCGCAGTACCAGAACTGCTCGGTCACGTCGACCTCGGGCACTGCCGCCATCGCGTTCCAGAACACCGCTGCGGGCAACATGAACCCGTTCTGGCAGAAAGACTCGCTGGAAATCCTGCCGGGCCGGTACGCTGTCCCGTCGGATGCGGGTGTCGCGGTGATGCGTGCGGCGACCGACCAGGGCATCGAGCTGGTGATGACGAAACAGTACGACATCAATACGATGAAGACGAAATACCGTCTGGACACGCTGTACGGCGTGGTCAACAAGCAGCCGGAAATGTCGGGCATCGTGATGTTCTCGCAGCCTTGATATAACAGGGGGCGGCGGAAGACCCGCCGTCCCCAACCCAAGGGCGCAGGAAGACCCTGCCAACCCTCACCGGAGATTACGCAATGTCAAACGTCATCGCAGTCAACGGTCGCGCGACGGTCATCGTTCCCGCTGCCGACTCCATCGCCGTCTACACGCAGGGCCAGGCACAGGTCTCGCGCACGCTCGGCTACCCGAACTACCCGGACCAGACCACGCTGATCGGCACCGTCACCAACGGTCAGACCGTGTTCGGCACCTTCGCCAGTGGCGCGACGATTGTCGTCGAGGCTGTCGGCGCGCTGCCGGTGTACTACGAAGTCGGCGTCTCGCCGGTTGTGCAGCAGGGTCGACTGTCGACCGCCGTTCAAGGCGCGCCGACCGACATCGCTGACGGCGCTTCGATGGTTGCGACCGCTGCGAGCCTGCTGTCGGGCATCGTGACCGCAACCCCGACGACTGGCCGGAACATCGCCCTGCCGACCGGTGCCAACATGGACCTCGCGAGCGAGTTCCTGATCGGCGACAGCATCGACTGGTCGCTGATCACGCTCGCGGCGTTCGCGCTGACCATCACCAACGCGGCATCCGGCAACACGCTGGTCGGCCTCGGCGCTACCGGTGCAACCTCGGGCAGCGCGGCTCGCTTCCGCACTCGCAAGACCGCTGCCGACACCTTCGTCACCTACCGCCTGGCCTAACAGTCACAGCGGACGCAGCGCAGCGGGTGGTGGTCACAAGCCACCGCCCGCTTTTTACTTGAGGAGTCACCGTGCCGCTGAAGAAAGGCTATAGCGAGAAGTCGATCAGCTCGAACATCTCGAAGGAGATGAAATCGGGCAAGCCGCAGAAGCAGGCGATTGCCATCGCCCTGTCGACTGCGCGCACCGCTGCAATGAAGGCTGGCAAGCCGGGCAAGGCTCCGGCGAAGAAGGGCAAGTGATGAAGGGCCTGTACGCAAACATCAACGCGAAACGCGAGCGCATCGAGAAGGGCTCGAAAGAGCGCATGCGCAAGCCTGGCGCGAAGGGCGCGCCGACTGCGGCGGCATTCAAGGCGTCCGCAAAGACTGCGAAGAAGGGCAAATGATAGATTTCCCGACCTTCGTTTACCGTTGTCCCGGCCCGCACTTTGGCCCACCTGGAACGACCTATGGAACGCTCGATGTGGCTGGCGAGGATGCGCTGCAAGCGGCTCTGGCAGATGGATGGCACATTACCCTGCTGGAGGCCGCTGAAGCCTTCCTGCGCAAGCCTGAGCCGGTTCTCGAGCCGGAGCAGACCCCGGCAGACAATGCACCGCCGACGCGCGACGAAATGCTCGAGCAGGCCAGGCGCATCGGCCTGAAGGTGGATCGGCGCTGGAACGACGAAACCCTGCTGGACGCAATCGTCCGGCGGATGAAGGAACAGGAGCAGAGCACATGATCTACGGACCATTCGCACCGCGCTACGGCGCTGGCCAGACCGTCGCAACCTCGACCAGCTCGGCCACGACGACGATCGGCCTGGGCAACAAGTGCCTGCGCCTGCAGAACACCGATGGCACGAACACCCTGCACGTCCGGGTGAGTGTCGGCACCAGCACGGCTACGACCGCTGACCTGATGCTGCGCCCCAACCAGGTGATCGTGATTCAGAAGGACCAGAGCGCCGACACCGTCGCACACATCGCGGCCGCTGGCACTCCGAACCTGCGGATCGAACCGGGCGAGGCTGGTATCTAGCCATGAGCTACAGCAAGCAGCAATTCGTCACCGCCGCGTTCGAGGAGCTGGGCCTCGCTGCCTACGTCTTCGACCTCGCGCCGCAGGATCTGCAGACGGCGCTGCGGCGGCTCGATGCGATGATGGCCGAGTGGAATGCGAAGGGCATCCGGCTCGGGTATCCGCTGCCGGGTTCGCCGCAGGACGCGAGCCTGACCGATCCTTCTGGCGTGCCCGATAGCGCGAACGAGACGATCATCACAAACCTCGCGCTGCGCCTGGCGCCGGGCTTCGGCAAGCAGGCTGCTGCGCAGACTATGGCGACGGCCAAGATGGGCTACAACACGCTGCTATCGCGCGCCGCGATGCCTGCCGAGCAGCAACTGCCGCGCACGATGCCTGTCGGGGCTGGTTGGAAATCGTGGCGCTCGTATGGCGACCCGTACATGCCCGCTCCCACTGACCCCGTGCAGGCTGGGCCTGACGGAAATCTGGAGTACAACTGATGCCCACGATCAACCAGCTTCCCGTCCTGTCGCAACTGTCGAGCGGCGACCAGATCCCGGTCTACAACACTGCCAACGGTGATGCGCGCCGCGCCAGCATCAACGCGCTGCTGCAGTATTTCCAGCAGTCGTTCGCTGCCCCGACCGTGTCGACGAGCGTCTACGTTCCGACGACGGGCTTCAGCATCACCGTGCCGACGCCCGTATCTGAGCAGCAGTGGATGCTCATCCAGCCCGCTGGAACGCTTGCCACTGGCACGATCACGCTGCCGCTGAACACTGGCGTGCCGGACGGCACCGAGGTGCTGATCACGACCACGCAGGAGATCACGGCGCTCACGATCTCGCTCAACGGTGCCACTGCGGTATTCGGCTCGCCGACCACGCTGCGGCCCGGCGCTGCGGTGCGGCTGCGGTTCTATCTGGCGACCAACTCCTGGTACAGCATCATCACCGACAGCTCGCCCTTCGGCGCTGCGATCCAGGCGTTCCTTGCCACGCCGAGCAGCGCGAATCTGCGCACCGCCGTGACCGACGAGACCGGCACCGGCGCGCTGGTCTTTGCGGACACTCCGACGCTGGTGACGCCGGTTCTCGGCGCGGCCACCGGCACGAGCGTGACCACGACCGGCTCGCTACTGGTGAGCGGCACCGGCAAGCAGGGCTATGCCACCGGCTCTGGCGGCACCGCGTCTCAGGGTAGCGGCTCGGGCAAGGCGACCGGCGTGACCCTGAGCAAGTCGAACGGCTCGATCACGCTCGACGCGGCGAACCTGAACGCAGCCACGACGGTATCGTTCACGCTGACCAACACCGTCATCGAGGCGGGCGATATCCTCGTGATGAACCACATCTCGGGTGGCACGGCCGGGGCGTACACGCTGAACGCGCAGTGTGCGGCTGGCTCGGCGGCGATCAACGTGCGCAACGTGACCGCAGGCAGCCTTGCCGAGGCCATCGTGATCCGGTTTGCGGTGATCAAGGCGGTCTCGGCCTGATGGCTGCGAAGGACTCTCGGCTGGCTCGGGCGGGCGTTTCTGGCTACAACAAGCCCAAGCGCACGCCTGACCATCCGACGAAGTCGCATGTGGTCGTCGCCAAGTCGGGCGACCAGGTCAAGACGATCCGATTCGGCCAGCAGGGCGTTTCCGGCTCACCGAAGCGCGAGGGCGAGAGCAAGGCGGACAAGGCCCGGCGCGAGTCGTTCAAGGCCCGGCATGCGTCGAACATCGACAAGGGCAAGATGAGCGCGGCGTACTGGGCCGACAAGGCGAAGTGGTAACCCATGCAAATC